GCAGTATGAATTTGTAGTGTGTCAGGATCAACAGCTAACAAAAAATGAATATCATAACTTGTTAGGCGAAGCGAAGATGGTGTTTAGTGCTAACTTACAAGAAACTTTAGGCATTAGTTGCTATGAAGGTGCGGTAGTAGATGCTATTCCTATGGTTCCGGATCGTTTAAGTTATAAAGAAATGTATTACGATACTTTCAAATATCCCAGCGTATGGACTAATGACTTTGATACATATACTGTTTATAGACCAGATTTATGCCGTACAATAATAGAACATATGGAAAATTATTCTACTAGAATTTCTTCCATACAAAAACAAGCAAAGGATTTACATGAACAATTCTTCAGCGCAATCGGTTTACTCAATAACATCAAGTGATACAGTAACACTAACTAGCGGTACAGGCAGTAGTTATTACTACAATACCGGGGCTGGTATCGGTGGATTCAGCTCCGATACTATTACAATCTCAGGTGGCGGCGGAGCTGGTGGATTCATTGCCACGAGTACTGGATTATCTGCTAGTCAAATTAACACTATTAGTGTTAGTGATATTAGTACAAGCCAATTTAATTGGAACTTAAACGAAGAATTTGTTAACTGTCTCCCAGATTTCAATCGTGTACAAAAGATGTGCAAAGAATATCCAGGTCTGAAGATAGCATACGAAAAATTTGTTACAACCTATAAACTTGTGAAAGACCATTATGATACTCCAGAAGATCAAAGACCTAAGCCTTAACTGGTTAGAGCGACATGATCGCAAGCGCATTATTATGGATAGACAATGTAACGAACCATTGTTAACTCGTTACTACTTGTTCTTAAAAGATCGTAAGCATTTTCCATTCAATGTGTTCTTACATAAGTTTCACAAAGGTGATCCCGGTGATGTGCATGATCATCCGTGGCCTTATTTTACATTGATCCTAGCAGGTGGTTATTACGAATGGGTACTCAGCGGTAATTGTGAAATTCGTAAGTGGCGTGGGCCTGGACATTTTAGATTTTGTAGTGCTAACAGCTATCATCGAATTGAATTAAAAGAAGGTGTTACGCCTTGGACCTTGTTTATGCCTGGTCCACAAACGAGAGAATGGGGATTCCTCGTTAAAGACAAATGGATACATAATGACAACTATCTTGAACAGCGCAAACAGCACAATTAGTGCAGGCTATGGAGCAGTGCCTCCGCAGTTAAGCGGGCAGGTTTATACTACAACTACAGGAACTGGTACATCTGGACAGTTTTTAACATCGTCTGGTAGTAATGGTATGTCATGGACTACTGGCACTACAACTACCCCATACGATGCTCTACTAGTAGCCAATCAAAATCCTGCTAGTTTAGAAGTTAAAGGTCGTATGGTTATTAACGGCAAGGATTTGGAAGAACGGTTAGATACAATCGAAAAAGTCTTGCAAATTCCTGAAAGAGATGTTATACTTGAAAAGAAGCATCCAAAGCTAAAGAAATTATACGACGAGTATATCAATGCATTGGGCAAATACAGAACATTTGAAGCAATTAAAGGAGATGAATAATGAAAGAATTACACGAATCAGTAGCACATACTGCTAAAGAAATAACAATTAAAGAAAATCATGGATTTAGGATTCGCTTAGAAAAACATGAAGTAATCAATCCTAAAGGGTTGTTTAGTCTTGATATTATTCAAGAAAGTTTAAAAGACGGTCTAGTTTCCGATAGTCAAACATATAACTTCTTTATGACTAAAGAAGAATTGCAAACCTTGGCACATGGGTTAACAGCGTGAAAAAAGTATACTATACTTGGCAACAAGTAGAAGGTGCTTGTTTAGATATTGCTCGCCAAATTAATAACAGTGATTGGCGACCTGATTATATTGTAGGCATCACCCGTGGTGGGCTAATTCCTGCTGTACTTCTAAGTCAGTATTTAGAAGTTCCAATGAAGTCGTTAGACGTAAGTTTACGTGACGGCGGAGATTGTGTTAGCAACTGTAGCATGTCCGAAGATGCGTTCGGATATAACGCCGCTGAAATCGGTGATCCATTATGTAAAAATATTCTTGTTGTGGACGATATTAATGACCAAGGAAGCACAATTGCCTGGATTAAACAAGACTGGCAATCATTGTGTTTGCCTAACGATGCTCGTTGGGAACATGTGTGGGGACAAAATGTACGCTTTGCTACGCTAACTAACAATCTGGCTAGCAAGGAATCAGTTGACTATTCTATATGGGAAGTTAATAAAGCTGAAGAAGATTGTTGGCTTGTTTATCCGTGGGAGGATTTTTGGTTATGATTATTAAATCAATTTTTAAATTAATTCTGGGCATTACATTAATTGTACTTGTCATTGCATTTGGTCCGTTAGCGGGCATTTGGTCGTTAAACACATTGTTCCCAGTATTAGCAATTCCTTATACATGGGAAACTTGGTTGGCATTCGCTGTACTATTCGGAAGCGTTACAGGTTTAAGTTTCGGATCTAAAAAATGAGTGAAGAACAATTAACGATCGCAGAACTAGCTGAGAAGATCGAACAAGTTAAAAAAGACTTGTTAACATTACAATCTGATGGAACTTCAAGTCGTAAATTTGAAGTACTAAGTGAATATTTAGAATATCTGCAAGATGAACTTTCTTTTATGAAGCGAGAAGTGCGTGGAAAATAATACTGTTACTGTAACATGGGATAACCAAAACGGATTTTGGTGGAATGAAACCTGTGCTATGGTAGTAGAAGTATTCGGATTACCGGGTGGTAGATATTCAACTCATCCAAAACATGATGCTATGTTTTTTAATTTTAAAAACGAAAAGGATGCAAAGCTATGCAAGATTCTGCTTTCGGAAAGATTATAATATCAAAAGCACTTGTAAAAACCTAAATAACACTGTATACTAATACAAAGACATCCACGTCATTAACTCGGAGAATAAATTGACAGAATCAAGAACATATAATGAAACAGCACTTGACGCTATGTATGGCGATAGTGGCTATCAAGAAGGCACAGCACATAACTATTTAGGTTTTGTAATGAAACGTAATGGTAAAAGATTTTGGGCTGGAGATAACATCAGTGAATACATTGATGACAAAATGAAAGAAGATTTAATTAACGAAACAACTCTAGCATTTGAAAAAGTGTTAGATTGTTTACTAATAGATCGCGAGAATGATCCTAATAGTAAAGGCACAGCCCGACGCCTAGCTAAAATGTATTTTAATGAAGTGATGGCAGGAAGATATGAACCAGCACCAGATGCAACAGCGTTCCCAAATGATTCGGAGGGCCGTTACGAAGGTATGTTGGTTGTCCGTAGCGAGCTTCGCAGTATGTGTAGCCATCATCATCAACCTGTCTCTGGTGTGGCTTATATTGGTATTATTGCTGCCAATAAACTTATTGGTTTATCTAAGTATACCCGCATCGCACAGTGGTGTGCAAGAAGAGGTACTCTCCAGGAGGAACTTTGTAATGACATTGCTAGGGAAATCCAAAAAGCCACAGGTGCAGAAAACTTAGGCGTGTATATTCAAGCCACGCACGGATGCTGTGAGAATCGTGGTATTATGGCAAAAAGCAGTTTAACACAAACTACAGTACTCAAAGGTGCGTTTAAAGACGACATGGGTACAAAGAAAGAGTTTTTCGATAATATTAAAATGCAACAGGAGTATGCTTCGAAATGACCGATGAAAAATTACAGCGGCTATATAGCAACTTCTTAGAATTTGCAGATCATATGTGTACAGAGCACGGACCCATGGAAGTGGCCGCCATCATGATGACACAAGCATTGACCATTTATAAAAGTGCTATGACTATAGAAGATTATAATCGTATGGTTGATAATATTTCGGCCAGTAGAGATAAAGTTAAAACTTTTGAAAGGCCGACATTTCAATGAACTATCAAACACCGGCAGAAGGTATTTTAAAACACAACGATTGGGGCGACTCAAAAGTTTATCGCGTCTTATGTGAATGTGGGGATAGCGGGCATGAACACAACGTATGGGTAGAAGCTGATGGCCACGACATTTCAGTTACCATCTATACTACAACTAAGACTAACTTTTGGTCTAAAACACGTTGGTATCATATATGGACTTTACTTACTAAAGGGTATGTTGATACAGAGTCAACAGTGTGTTTGAAAAGACAGGGTGCTTTGAACTATGCAGAAACATTAAAAAGTGCTATAATAGATGTAGAAGACTTTAAAAAGGAACATGATGACAACCGCAAAACAACTAACTGACGAATTATTGTATCGTATGAAAACTACCGACCTAAATAAGTTTGACATTAAAAGAGAAGTTGGTGAAAATTGGTTGCCGCAAGGAACTGTGCCTTTTGATATCAGTGCTAGTAAAGGTATTGCTACATTTACAGTATGGGCAGAAAGCATTCAAGATGCAGAACATCAAGTAAGTCAGTTTTTAGAACAGGATGAAAATGAGTAAAATTAAAATAGCAGAATTATTTTATAGTATACAAGGCGAAGGACGTTACATGGGTGTTCCGTCTGTTTTCTTGCGTACATTTGGTTGTAACTTTAAGTGTGCTGGATTTGGTATGCCTCGTGGCGAATTGAGTACTGAAGTTGAATTGATAGCAAATAGAATTTCAGAATTTAAAAATTACAAAGAACTGCCACTTGTTAGCACAGGTTGTGATAGTTACGCTAGTTGGGATCCTACATTTAAAGATTTGAGTCCGATGCTAACTAGTGAAGCTATTACAGATCGAATTATGGAAATTCTTCCACACAACGAATGGCGTGATGAGCATCTAGTTATTACAGGCGGCGAGCCCTTGCTAGGATGGCAACGTGCTTATCCAGACTTGCTGAATAATTCTAAGATGAAAGCATTGAAAGAGATTACATTTGAAACAAACGGTACTCAAAAACTTACTCCGGAGTTTAAAGAATACTTGAGAAAGTGGAATAGTGAAGTAGGTAAAGAACTTACATTTAGTGTTAGTGCCAAACTTCCATGCAGTGGCGAAAAGTGGGAAGAAGCAATACTTCCAGAAGTAGTGTGTGAATATGAAGAAGTTGGAACAGCCTACTTAAAGTTTGTTATTGCTACAGAACAAGACTTTGCAGATGCAGAGTGTGCCATTGCCGCTTATCGTACAGCAGGATTTAAAGGCCATGTATATTTGATGCCAGTTGGTGGTGTTGAAAGTGTGTATGCAATGAACAATAAAAATGTAGCATTACTGGCTATGAAGCATGGACTTCGTTATAGCGACAGACTGCAAGTGCCGTTGTTTAAAAATGAGTGGGGAACTTAATGAAAAAATTAATTAGACGATTATTCGGTATTGATAAACTAGAAGCTGAAAAAACTCAAGCTCAGGAAGCATTGGCTTTGGCGCAAGCAGAAACAACTAAAGCTCAAGAACTAGAAGCACAAGCCAAAATGACTCCAAAAGATCGTGCTACTGCTCGAGGTGAGGCTTGGGTCGCTGTATTAGATACTAAAGTTAATCCGGATAATGTACGCAATGGCTTTTTTGAATTAGATTGGAATGAACTGTTTATTGTAGAATTAAAGAAATCCGGTTACGGGTTCGACGGCGACCCTGAAGAAGAAATCGTAGATCGTTGGTTCAGAGATCTAGCGGGAAATATGCTTGCCGAAGCTGGACAAGATCCCGGACGTCATACTGCTGGATTTATTAACGTTACCAAACTAGCAGACAATAAAGCTCAAGTAGAATGAAAATACTAGAAAAAAATGAATACATTGATCAGTACGACTTTAGTTCAGTTGTCACTGAGCATGATAATCAACAGGTAATGTTTAAGGCAAAAGAAATAATTGATTCTGGAAATTATTTTACTAATAGTCCTCCATTCCAAACTAAAGAAAATTTATTCGCTAGACGTGAGCCAGAATTTTTAAAAATGCGTCAAAGTTTTATTTTTAGTTGTTTTATGTTTTTAGGTAGAGAAGTCAAAATTAAAAATATTATGAGTTGGGTATATATGACCAATAATCAAAATATTGAAGATAGAGACACATTTTGGCATAATCATCATATCAACGACAATAACGGAACTACTGATACAATTAGCGGTGTTTGGTATGTATACATTCCGCCCACTGATAATCCAGATATTACTGGTACAGAATTTGCAATGGACGGTTCTCCGGATTTCAAAGATACATTCTTTCTAAAACCAAATAGATTGACTTGGAACGTATATCCTAGTAAACTATGGCATAGGCCCGGGATTACTGATTCAATCGATTACCGGTTTGTATTTGCGGCAGATATGGAATATTATAAATGACTTACATTATAGTCGATACAGCTAACACATTCTTTCGTGCTAGACACGTAGTTCAAGGCTCTGCTGACATTAAGTTGGGCATGGCCTTTCATATCACACTTAACAGTATTAAGAAAGCATGGAACGACTTTGGAGGTACACATGTAGTGTTCTGCCTCGAAGGTCGTAGCTGGCGCAAGGACTATTATAAGCCCTACAAAGCCAATAGGCAAGAAACTCGTGCGGCAATGACAGTAAAAGAGCAAGAAGAAGACAAACTGTTCTGGGAAGCATTTGATGAGTTCAAAAAGTTTATTACAGAAAAAACTAATGTTACTGTAATGCAACATCCTAATCTAGAAGCAGATGATTTGATTGCTGGCTGGATACAGGCACATCCAGATGCTAAACATGTTATTATTTCGACAGATGGCGACTTCGCACAACTGGTAAGTCCCACTGTTAGTCAGTATAACGGTGTAGGTGATTTACATATTACACACGAAGGAATCTTCGATGCTAAAGGTAAACCCGTTAAAGATAAAAAGACAGGCGAGCCTAAGCCTGCACAAGACCCTGAATGGATGCTGTTCGAGAAATGTATGCGTGGCGACACATCAGACAATGTATTTTCAGCTTATCCGGGTGTACGAACAAAAGGGTCAAAGAATAAAGTTGGTCTCATGGAGGCGTTTGCCGATCGTAACAGTCGCGGATATTCTTGGAACAATCTCATGCTC